CTGCGGTCCCTTGGTCGGCCAAAGAGAGGGGTCCGCCAATGTCTACGGCGTCGGCATTAAAAGAAACACTCGATACGGGCTGGCCAGGACTCCCAAACTGAATAGTACCACCAGTGCCTGTGCCACCTGAAGTAGTGTCGTTGGGACGGAATATGATTCCTTCAGCACTCCGAATGACAACACTGTCAGTGTTATCCAGATTGAAAACTGCACCAAGAGCGTCAATCCTTAGGAGGTTGTAGCGGGCATTGGCCGTGAGGTTGGAGTCAAGACGCAGCCGCAGATTGGATGTGAGAGTAGTTGCCACTTTTAGTTCCTAGTAAGGGCCCGCCAGTAAGTGGACGCATTGTCTACGTACTGGCTCGGGAGTGGAGACGTGAGGAATTTATTCTGAAATGTAGAATTCTACAGCTACACGCATTTTGCCTGCGGTAGCGGCTTCAGCAGAAATGTCAAAGGTGAGAGCACTAGCGGAAGCAATCTTGATGCCAGCTGCAGAACCAGCAAGAGCAGGGGCTTGAATGCCAGCCGATGCGGTAGGGTCAATAGCGGCAGTGAGGGCAGTAGCGCCTGCTTTCACAGTGAAGCGAACAGCAGAAGTAGCTGAAGCAAATGCGGATTGCTCGTCCGTGTACACATTGGTAACAACAGAGTTTGCAGGAAGGTTGAAGCCGGATGCATAGCTAGCAATTGCTCCGCCATCAGCAGAGAAGTTATAGAGGAAAGAGGCCATTTGCTTGCCAAACTTGGCGAGTACGCCGGCTTCGCGCTTGTTCATTTTGCGGGGATACTTGTTGGGGGCAGTACGGGAAGGAGATTGCATAGTTGTTTCCTTTCAAGAAACGGTCCTGGATAACGCCAGGTCGGGAGACAATTTAGGGCCGAGCCGAGGCCGAAGGGACAAAGGTGGGAGGGAGTTAGTCAAGCAGCGACCTCCACGCTACTAGAGCCCCGCAGGGCCCGTCGTACTACTTAGGCAGTGAAATTACGTAGTTTCAGAACAGAAGCAGGGTGCTTACAAATCATGACTCCCAAGGAGTGCATGTAGCTTACAACCCGGCGCTCGTGGCCGCCGCTGGTTCCTGGCTTCAGCATGAACTCATCAGAGCCCTTCACACGTACTGGCTCGAAGTCGGTTCCTTGCCATTCCATAACTTTCTGGCCAGCCTTTTGCTCAGGCAAACACCAGAGGCGCTTGCGTGGGATATACTCAGTCGAGTACGATTCCAGGAAGTCATTTCCGTGCTGGAATCCGAAAACCTTGATACCACGGACGGCATCGTCTTTGGTAACAAAGCGGCGGTCAGTTTCGCGGCTCTCTACGAAAGCAGCGTGGGTTTCAGGAGCCATGCCCATGCGTTTCCAAGCGTAAGCACCAGGGCCTACGTTGATTTTCACTTGGTCAAGACCAGCCTGGAGGTAGCTCACGTCGATTGGGTTGTTGCCGCAGTCATACTCAGTACCTGCAGAAAGCCCGCTCATCGTGATACCATGGACATTTCGTCCGTCAGCTGCAGCCAGCGACTCAAGGCCAGCCCAGACTTCAGTCAGGGTTCCATAGTTAGTCGAGGAGTTGATTGCCGTGAGGTCTGGGATAGTAGGTTGGCCTTGTGAAGCGCCGCTTGCATATCCACCACGGTAGAACACGTCCGTAGCAACAACAGTACCAGCACCAGTAACAGAGAGGTCGTTACCTGCAGAGTCAACTGCCGTGAGGTAAATCGTGTTGTTCGGGCGGTCTTTCCGACGAACCTGAAGTGCAAATACAGTTCCGGCAGCAACTGCAGGAACATGGTTAGCAGCTGCTGGCGAGTACGCACTCAAATTGTCGTAGTATTCGCAGAAGCCCAAATGGCCTCTGGCCGTATCTGAACTATCGACGGTGATGACGAGTTGTCCACCAGAGAACGAGACAGCCGAAGCGGTCATGATACAGCCAGTGCCGTCGCCATACAGGTCAGCTGCCATACGGCGCTTCAGGGCGATTGCCTTGGATTGAATTTCCAATCCTAGCTGGTCGGCATATTTTGCCGGGCTCTTCTGGAGTTGAAACCACAGGTTGTAGTCGATTTCGATGGTTGCTTCCAATTCCTTGTATACTGCGCTGTGCTCAGATACGGTGATTTGTTGCGAACCAGGGAACGAGGACGAGAAGTTCGGGTTACGGTATTGGACTGCGCCAGGACCATAGGACTTCTGGAAGAGGAACCGATGCTCGCGGCCGTTCGGGTCGCCAATGCGGTTCATCTTGATTTGTTCCCAATCCGAATAATCTGCAGAAATTTGTGAACGGACGCCTTCGGAAAAGCTGATTTGCAGCAATTTACCAAGTGCGCCATTTTCGATACCAGAGAAACTCATATTTTATTCCTTTGTGTGTGCCTGTATTAGGCTACAGTTTAATTTTGCCCGAGAATACATCGCGGAACAGTCCGCCAAAATCCTGGTTCTTCATATGTGCTGCGACGGCTTTTTGGCTTGCGCCACTTCCGCCATTACTACCTTGTACTGCAGCTGCTGCTGCTTCCTGTGCGGCCACTTTCTTTTTAGCAACAGTTTGCTGCACTTGGGTACTTGCCTGCTTGTCGATGGCTTTGCGGAACGTGTTAGCCGTTTCGCGGAAGGCCTTGTCTACCATTGCAGGAGTAATGTCTGTGTCGTCAGGAAGGGCCATCAGTTTCTCGCGAGCCTGTGTCCAGACTGCGCTATCTAATTGCTCTTCTAGGGACGCATCTCCCAATTTGCCAGTGAAACGGTACTTATCGAATGTGGGGTGAAGCACTGATTCTGCATTCTTTTGCTCTGCACTCTTCTTTGCTTCTTGACTCGCACTCAGGTCCGCTTGCACCTTGTCCATGAGTTGCTTCTTCTCTGCTCTCTCCTGGTCCAACTGGGACTGGAGGTCGAGTTGCCGCTTCTCTTCTGGACTAGCAGTTGCATATCTGTTTCGCTTGTCTACCTCAGACTTCATGAACGACTCAAATGCGTCATTCTTTCCACCGAGCAAATTCACGATACCAGCTACACCACTCTTACTAAACGCCTCTTCAAGTGCACCCCAGCTGCTCTTCAGGTCCTTGTAGTCCGTTTCCATCGCGGAAACTTTCTGCTTAAACGTGTCGCGCTCGCTAAAGGCCTTTCGCATACCGGCTGCCATTTCGTATGCTTTCTTGATTTTCTCTCTGTCTGTGTAGCTCACCTTAAGGCGGCGGCGAGTACCAGAGTCGTCCGAGACGACAATCTCTTCTTCGGTTGGTAGCCCGGTACCTTCAGCTTGCGCTTCGGCGGGGGCAGCTTCCTCAGACGAGGGTTCAGGAGATGCGTCCTCAGTTACTTCCTGTTCTGGGGACTCCAAGGCTGAGCCTACTGCAGGTTGCGCTTTAGGGGCGGCCATGCTGGAGGATTTACTTGGGGTTCCGTAGACTGCGGCTTCTGGGTCTTTGCCTGTTTTAAAGGCTTCAAATGCTGCAGACACGGGGTCGGCCACACGGGCCACTGGTGCTAACTCACTCATAATACTACCTTTATGCCGGCCCGGAGTGGTGGGATGGGCGAAGGGCTAGCTTAGCTAGCGTTGTCTGACCGGCCTGGAGGACCCAGGATGGGCCATTTCTTGTAGAAGGGGGAGCGCGAGAGGCTCGGGTGGTTTAGGTCCGGCCTCTTTTGCCTCTGCACTCGCAGATGGGGGATACTATTTACATTAGCACAAGCAGAGAGGAGTGTCAAGCTTTTTTTATCCCTGCGGGGGTCCACCGGCTGGGGCCATACTAGCTGCCCCCACTTGGGGAGAAGGGCTACCTGGGGCACCTGGCTGAGGTGCCGAGGCGTTGCCTCCGGGCTGTGGCTCAGCTCCTGGCATTCCACCTGCCGCCGCTGCGCCTGCTGCTGGTCCCTGTGCGGCCAGTTGCTCCCTTGCATGAATGTGCTTTTCGATGAGCTGCTTGTGGTCTTCCGTGAGGAAAGAGAACTCAGAACTCATAATGAAATCATAGGCATATGCAAGCATGCTCTTGTGGTCACTGAGCTCACGTGGCTCCACATAGATGTCTTGGTTGGTCATTTTCTCGAATATCTCGCGCTGCCTGTCGGAGGCCATTTGTACTCGGTCATACAGGCCATCGAGCTCATTGAGCTTCATCATCTGAAGGATAGCTCGGGTTTCGATGCCAGCCTTCTCAAGTACCGGCATCATTTGGATAATTTCCTGCCGGCGAGTCATTGGGTCAAGCGAGAGAGAGGTGCCGTACTCGGCCACGATGTCGAAGCCACCATCAATGTCTGCGCCTTGGATGTCATAGGCTTCGAAGGCTTTCTCCTTTCCTAGCACATTGATTGTACGGGGAATTTGCCAGTACTTACGGACCATATTCAGGTAGTTCTTGTACACATTCTCCGTGAGGCGGGTGTACTTGATGAAGAGGCGATGCCTAATCATGTTTGCCTGCTGGGTCGCATATTGCATAGAGAAGCCGGACTGTTCGCGGCTTTGCTGCCCAAACATACTCTCATTCACACCGGCCATATCGTCGATGCCGGCCTTTGCAATCTGGAGCATCTCGGGGAGGGCTGGGGGCATAGGGAGAGGGGGCATAAAGTGGGGACTCTGCGAGCCGGTTGTCTTGATGATGTCCCAGTTGGAATTCGTAATCGAGCCGTCAGCAATCTCGCTGCCTTCAGGGAGGATGATGCGGGCCACACCGTGGGCCTCGACCATATCCACGGAGGCATTAAGCAAGTCGTTGTGGAGGGCCTGGAGAGGAGCTTGGTAGGCGGTGCTGGCTTTTCCCCAGGGGGTTTCAGGGAGGTCGATGTCTGTGAATACATCAAAGGGAAGCTTGGCTTTACCGGGGCGCTCTGGCTTATCTACTTTGGAGGATTCGGGGTGGTTGATTCCCCCATCTACTGGCGAGGAGAAGCGGACTGGGTTGGGCTGAATCTCTCCAAGCACATCACCTTCCACGGTGCACCAACAGAAGCGGCCCATATACCCATTGTACGGGCGGCCAGTTTCCCAGTACTGGAACAATTCTACTATATCAAAGTGCTGCTGACGGAGCATAGCTTGTGTGGACGTGCTGGCCCTGTTGTCCTGCTGGATTCTCAGTTTGTCAAGGAGTTCCTTGTATTCAGGAAAGCGGAAGATGGCCTCCTCGTAGGGAAGGAGAATGCGTTGGAATACCCAAGTCACGTCTTCCCAGCACCGTGCATCTGGGTCAAGAAACATATCCCAAGAGGAGACAGGCTTAAAGCACATATCTCCTTCGGTTTCTACTTCCTGGGTTTCTGGGTCAAATCCCTCAATCTCGCCCTTTTCTGGGTCCCAGTAGCTACGGATGAAGGAAGTACCGTGGAGAAGTGCAAGTGAGGTACACCGGTCAAATACCTCTTTCAAATCGTATTGGCGAAGGGCGTACCGGATGAGGCGGTCAGCTGCATCGGCTTTGCGCCTGTCGGAGGGGTCATTGGATGTGGGACGAGGTACTACAGTAGGAGGGTTAGCGGCCAGCTGCGAGTGAATCAGGCGATAGTTCTTGAAAGCATAGTTGATAGTATAATCAGGGCCGCCGCCTGTAACAGGGTTAAGAGAAACAGTACCGCTAGCTCCCGCCAAGAGACCGTCTCCCGAGAGAGGCTGGGTGGCGCTGGTAGCAAAGATGGCTCGCTCGTTCTGTTCCCAATCACGCTCATATTTCTTTCGGGCATCCGTAGCATTTGCCATACGCTTACTAAGTTCACGCTTCGCTGTCTCTGCATCCCAATGTACTAGCTTTGCCATTATTCGCTCCGCTCTTTCTGGCTACTGCCCTTGTGATACATCCCGTAGTCACGCAAGGCTATTTTTACTGTTTCTTTAAGGGCCTGAGACTCTTCGTCTGGCTGAGGAAGCCCATCGAGGTGGTGGAAAGCCTCACGCAGAAATTCGATTGCACGCTGTTTGGAAGAAGTACGAGCAATAATCTGGTCAATCGCATACTCCACCTTATCCTTAAGACAGGGCTTGGGCTTAGGCTTTGTAGCCCTCGTTTGCTCTGCAGAGGGCACATTCACAGTAATGTGTATTCGCATTAGTGACCCCTTCTTGTACGAGCACCACGTGCTATATTGATGAGCGAGAAAGCCTTAGCTCTCTCTTCCGCCAATTGCCGTCGCTTGAGTACTAGGCCACAAAGGATAATACCGTGAATAGGAAGGAATGTCAAGAGGAATGCAACTAGGACCATATCCATTAGCCAATACTCCATTGACCGCCACGGCGAGTGCGTCTGCGCACCTTCCCCATAGCAGCCATTTTCTGGGCAGTAGCCCGGTTTTCCCTGAATTTTCGGTCATTCTCCCGCACCTCGGTTTGCCAGTTCACGGCCATGGTACTAGGGATACCGGGAGGGAGACAATCCACGAGATAGAGGAGAGCATCTAGTTGGTGGTACTTACTTGAATTGGCAATCTTCCCTTCGGTGGTCTCACTCCACTGGGCCCCAAGTAGTTCTGTGCGGAGTTCGGCCAATCCTGGTGTGAGAAAGAGTGTACTACCAAGCCGTTTCTGTAGGTTGGCAACCATCTCGCCACGTCTGTTGGCCTTGTCTACAGGAGCCATATGGACCACTCCTTTGGCTGCGCTTAGGCCCATAAACCAGGTTTCGTGAGGGTCGCAAACGCGGCGCATAATATTGTGCCCTCCGTCCTGCTTCATGACGGCCTCGAAGAGCTTGTTGGGGTCCTTGAGGCCAGCCATGTAGCGGGCATCGGTGATGTACCAAAAGCCAGTCTTGGGGTCCTCTGCAGCCAGTACATACCCCAGTTTAGAGGAGATAGCAGGGTCCACGCTGCGCACATGCCGCCAGCCCATATAGTAGGAAGAAGGCACAGGTCGCATGCACTCCTCGTCTGTGTAGTTGAATACCTTTGCAGATGGCACAACCCAATCCCCATAGAGACGGGCATTACGCTCAGTTTCACTGAGGTGGGCCATTTCCCCTAGAATACGCACCTTCACTTCGTCGGTGATTGTGGGGTTGTCAAACATGCGGAAGCGATATTTCTTGCCACTAGGCTCCACTGCACCATCCACCATGGCCTTGATGTCCAGATTGAAGGCAAGCGGCGTGAAGGAAGCAAAGAAGTAGCCATCCGTTGTATACAACCGGGTCATACCCTCCGTAAGGAGCTCCACGATGGGGGGCATCTCATCCACAAATACTGCGTGAGCGGTATAGCCTTGGGCTCTTTCACGGGCGGTTTGGGCGTTTTCCATGGACTGGAAGACCACCCGATTCCCATTCTTGTGCTCCAGTCGCTGCACAATGTTTCCAATGCGGACCACCTTGTATTCGTTTGGGTCAAGCGAAGCCGTGATGTATGGGAGGAGAGAGTCTTCTATTTGCTTTCCATTTCGGCCCATGACTACAAAGAGGAGCTTGTCTTTGCCCCAACGCGCCGGACGGGTCCAGCCAGGGAGGGACTCCTCCAATAACCATGCCAAAAGACGAAAGACTGTAGCGGATTTGCCACTCCGGTTAGCCGCAACTACCCAGTACTG